GGTTTGAGAAGAACTCCGGTATCTACAAGGGCCTGTTTGCTTTGCAGAAAGGCTTTGCGGTTGCAAGCTCTATGGTATCGATGTATCAAGGTGCCATGAATGCTATGGCAGCACCATATCCGGCAAACTTGATTGCATGGGCGCAAGTAATTGGGCAAGGCCTGCAGATCATCGGTCAGTTGAAATCTGTTAACTACTCCGGAGCGTATGACAAGGGTGGTAACATTCCAGCTGGCAAGTGGGGTATTGTTGGTGAAGTTGGTCCCGAAATTGTTCAAGGCCCTGCAAGTGTTACTTCCCGAAAAGATACTGAAGACTTGATGAAAAATAACGGAAACAATGTCACTGTAAACTTGATAGAGGACGCTTCACGGGCTGGACAAGTTAATCAGCGCAATTCTGAAACAGATAAACAGATGATTATTGATGTGATTGTTTCAAATATTCGTGGCGGTGGCGATGTAGCTAATGCTATGAGTGGTACATACGGACTTGCAAGACAAGGATATTAACATGAATTACTACCCGAAAACATTACCAAAGTTTTTACAAAGCGGTTACTCTCTAAAGAGAACTCCTAGTGTAATCAGAACAACTATGACTAATGGCACAGTCAGACAAAGACTGTTATCAAAAGATGCACCGCACGTTTTAACGGCAACCTTACAATTTAACAATTTGTCAGACTATCAGACATGGGTTGATTTTTATAATGACATCATAAATTGCGGTGTCGATTGGTTTATTGCACCGATTTTAAATGATCGTACCGATGATGATCAGAATCAGATTATTGCCCGAAAAGTCAGAATACAAAACGGTTCCATCACAGAGCAGCTGCAATTCAGAAACAATGTCGGAGCATGTCATAAAATCAGCATGACACTTGATGTTGACAATGTGGAATTTAATGAATCATGGAGCGCGTATTATAATGAGTAGAATTTTACTTGATGTTAATTTTAACGATCAAACGACACATGATTCAGCAAATGCCGGTTGGGTTGAATCGTATGTGTTAAATAATTATAACGGCTTATCATATGAACTTGTTGATACAAATGATTATTGTGCCGTGTTGACTAATTATGCGGGTAGAGGACTAACCTACACTCCGGCTAAATTCCAAGATTTTACCGATTACGAAATTGAATTTGATATTAAAGAAACCGATTATCAATACAGACGTTTGTTTACGGCTAGGAACGGTTTTTCTTTTGGACACAATTATTCAATGGAATGGTTATATTTGAATATAGGGGGTCAGTCGATTAAGGTTTATTATGAAAACGATTACACAAACTGGCACAACTGGAAAATCCACAGAGAAAATGATGTATTAACATTGTATCGTGACAATGCGTTAGTTTATACCTATGACGATACAGACGGGAACGGTATTATTGAATCAAATATCTGTTTTGGAGGAACTCAAGAAGGTTCCAACGACATAACTGTTTATGTAAACAATCTCAAGTTTACCGAAATAAAAACAATGCCATATATTCTTGCGAGCAGTGACAATGTTAATGCTGGTGACACGGTAACACTTGTAGTTAATGGCGACATTCAAAGTCAGAAGTGGTCATATAACAATTTAACCACTCAAAGCATTGTTATTCAGCCACAAAGCACAATTACAATTTCATGTACTGTTATTACCACATGGAATGAAAAAATAACTTTATATAAAACGATAAACGTATCAGCGAGTGTAGTCTACGGTCAAGGCGCAATCAGCGATGATACATTGTTTTTGATGAATTTCGCCAATGGTAAAATGCAATTACTGAAAGGAACTTGTGTTGACAGAAAAGCCATTGACGATCCAGCATATTATCATATCGAAAATATCGACGGTGTTTATTGTTGCGGTATGATACCGGATAGCTCATTCGATTTATGGTATTCTTATTTTCCTCCGGTGTTTGATTCAGAGGGTATTTGGTACAATGAGAATAAACCCATTGAATTAACATTCGAGTACACAATTTATACTCCTAATTGTGACGACAATGAGATGTACTGGAAAGCATTATCATTCTTCGACACGATTTTAAACACATCAACAATTCAGCCGGACAGAGCTACTACTTTAAACCACGGATATATAAATTTACGAGGTTATCAAGAAGATTCGCCCGTTGGAATGAATTTGATAATTTCAGATGAAATGTGGGATAGGTCTAAAGTTTTTTATGAAAACGGTGAAAGATTGCCACAATTAGCAAAAGCGATCATTGGTAACGGTTGGTCTGATTACGGTTGGCATCATGTCTGTTTTGAATTGCATTTAGCGGTACTTGATACAGATAATGATGAAATCAGCATAAAAATGTATGTTGACGGAATACCGATTAAAACATGGCACCAGTACTACGACACAGATTACGTTGCTAGAAATGGCGAATGGTTTTTAATCGGTGATTCTTTTAACTCAAATTTACAGTGGTATATTTCAGAAGTTATCATCACAAAAGGCATTAAATACGGCGGTATGTTTAAACTGCCTAGCAATTATTATAAGCAATATACTACTATTGCAACCGAGGTGTTACCAGTTCAGCCTACAAGTAAATTCAATGATTTAGCCGTAGTTAATGCCAACGGCACAGATGCGCCCGTTATGGCAATAATCATTGAATCTGAAAGCCTTGCAACTCCGATATGCTTCGCACAGTCGTATCACGATTTTTCAGCAAGAGATCACAATCAGGAATTACGTGATTTTGTTGCTAGTGGTATTCAGATAAATTTACCGGAGCGCAACAATCAATCCGGTAATGCGTTGAGCTTTGGCGTTGCTAGTGTTAATGGCGAAGTTATTGAATTATCAAATCAAGTGCTGGATGGTGCATATCCCGCATATTTAACTGTATTGGAATATTTACCTTTTGACACGTCTCAAGAATTTGACAGTGACACTGCCTTCAGTCCGATTTATTCACTGACGCTATTTGTTACATCATGTCAAGTAACGACTAAAGGCGCAACTATTACTGCCGGATGGCATGATACCCTTAATGCTAAATTCCCATTTAAACGGTACACAGCTAAACAGTTTAAGGGGTTGCGTTATGTGTGTTAAAAATATTGAATTATTCATGCGTAATATACACACTCCTAACGGTCGTACATTTCCTATGTGTGATTGCTGGGGGTTGGTATGTTATGTTTTTCTAAAAAATTTAGGAATTAAACTAGATCATAAGACCTGCTATAACAAACACACAATGACTAATGGATATAACGATTTAGTCAGCGATTTTGAAGAAGTAACAAAACCTTGCGATTATGATGTAATATGCTATTTTAAACACAATGTTTTAGTTCATATAGGTATTTACATCGACGGTCACATACTGCATACAGATGCACGCAAAGGCACTTGTTTTGAGGTTTATAAACCACAGAATTTTATAAAAATCTATCGTTACAAAGGACTAAAAAATGAGAGTAAGAATATTTAATCGCACAGATTTAAGTCATGCTTTAAAAGATTTTGTAATTGATAACGAGGATATCACTTTACTAAATTTTTTAGAAAACGGATTAAATTCAGAGGTAAGCAAGCGATTCAAAAGGTGTGTGACCGTATTGTGTGACGGTGTTGAAATACCGCACAATATTTGGTGTAAATTTAATCTGAAAAACACTCAAAACATTACATTCGTTATTAAACCGCAAGATGTTTTCAGTATTGCTATGATCATTATTGCGTTGGCAGTAGCTGTTTACACAATGGTAATGATGAAGAAACTGAAAACCAATGATAAGAAGCAAGAAAGCGGTTCAAGTATCTATGACCCAAATGCGCAGGGAAACAAGGCAAAACTGGAAGATCCTATACCCGAACAATTCGGGCTTGTTAAAGCATTTCCGGATTACATCAGCGACAAACATTATTTTTACGTAAACAATGTACGATATATGTCTATGTTATTGTGTCAAGGTGTTGGATATTACGACTGGTCTTTAGATCAAATGTACATTGGTGCAACTCCTATCAGCTCATACGTAGGAAGTGATATTGACGTGCTTGTTGCAGATCCCGATCAAGATATAAGTTCTCACGATGCCCACAGATGCTGGTACAATTCGACAGAAGTAACAAGTATGGGAAAGGAAGTACCCGCAACTGAAACAAGCAGTAGAAAAACCGGAGCATTAAGCGATGTAACTCTCACATTAAGCGGTTTAAATGCAAGTTCAAGTTCAGATTTAGGATTGGTAAGCGGTGACATCATCAGACTTTACAATTTACAAGGTCAGGATAGAACAATCAATTTAACATCTATTGAAATGATGGTTAGTTCTGTTAGATGTTATGCAAGTTCAATTCCGAATAATTTAAACCTTGCTTTAGGATGGGCGGTTAATTTAACAGTTGTAAATGGTGGTAGCAGTGAAACATATCCGTTAAAATTAGTCAATTATGGAACGGACACAAACAAAGGCAAGTTTATTGATGTTAATTTTGTTAATTTAACAATTACAGAAAATACATCAGCAACTTTAGTATTGAAAAGTTTTGTTTATAATGACAGTAATTTAGAAAGTACACACGTTTTGGATGATGGTTATTATGAAGTCCAAGCGGTCAATGGCAGTACATATACGTTGCTTGCAGTTGATAAATCGGGCATTACTTATGTAAACACTCAAGGCTGGAGTGGATTCAGTCGGAACAGAACAACTACTGCAACGGTTGAATTAGTGGATACTGGAAGATATAAATCAAACGCAAAATCAAATGTAGCCGGATATTACCGAGCATGCCCAATAGGTGCTACATCACGCTATTATGAGGTTGATTTTAATTTTCCAAGCGGTTTATACCACATGAGCGATGAAGGTGATTACGAAAGCCGTACCGCAACGATTTTGCTGGAATGGCGAATTGCCGGAAGTGCGGACACTCCGCAGAGCATGACGAAAGTCTACACTAAAAACAGTCCAGATGCTTTTGGTGAGACAATCTCTATTGATGTTGGTAACAATCTCAATGCCTATGAGTTCAGAGTAACTAACATGTCTGATTATTCAGACGACAGCCAAGACATGCAGACTTTTATGTGGAACGGTTTAAAATGTTTAATCAGTTCTGATACGCATTATCCTGACGTGACGGTAATTGCAATCACAGTTAGAGGAAGTGAATCATTATCAGAATTAGGTGACAATCAGATCAGTACATTGTGGACTAGGCGTTTAGCAAGTCTGAAAGATGTAAAAACAACCACATATCAAGATGTTAAAGTTCAAGGCACCGATAAATTCAGTTATGGCGGAATTGAATTGTTTGATGAAATGATGAACAATTTACAATATCCTTCGTACTGGAAATATCCGCAAAATTTCATGTATATAATGCCTAGTGGAAGCGGTACACACAGACGCAATTTGTGTATGGATTCGTGGAAAACGGCAGACGATAACTCCGATGGCAGTTCGCAGAACGGTGCGAATGTGTGGTACACAAATCAAAGACTTATGCAAAGACGCGATAAGACCATTATTCAGTTCGTAATGGACATAAAGACAGACGAATATATGGAGTTGAGCGTTACAAACGATTATATTCGTGAACACAGAGATCAGTTAAGTTACAGTTATTCGGCTGAAAAATTAAATCAGCAGATATTTTTTGAAACTGATAACTATTCAGAACGTGGCGAACTGGGAAGAGCATACAACGGCTTTTGTTTATCAATATATGATCCGTATCAGCCTGACGATACCGGAGGAAGTGGCTCAAGCGTACTCGAGGGCGGTTATATTCAATTCAGATTGTATATGTGTCCAAACGGTAATGATTTAGGTACCGGCGCACACATAGCAAGTTACATGATTGAGCATTTTGCAACGGGCAGTGAGGATAGTTCGTTTGCGTTAAGAATTGAACACACAAGATCGTATATCAAAATTTGGCACAATATACACACAAGCCGAGAGGATGCAAGCGTTGGTGGCACGTTAATGTTTAACATCACGGCAGATCAATATCCGCAGATTGCAACGCAATTTGGACAATATATAGGTTTTGTCAAAGGCGGTACTTACGGTTCGGGTGGCTATGATTGGCAGTGGTACATAGGTAAATTAACCGTTGAATATCCAACAATGAAAACGGTCCGCGTGGCAAATCAGAGTGCAACCGTAGAAGAGGACAAAGAGGTTAACCGTTCATTGTCAGCACCTATTAAGTATATCTGCGAAAGTTCAAAGTTTGGCAAGATTTATGATGAACAAAATTTAATGTTGTTAGACGAAATGTGGCACAACGGCGGTATAAATTTCGATTATCGTTTTGACAAATCGACAACCGTTTTAGAAGCCGTAAAACAGATCATGCAGATTGGTTATTGCGAGCCGATTATTGATGGCAATAAAATCAAGGGCGTGTATAGATCAGCCAATAAATATGTAGAACAATTATTCACGTCAGCAAACATGACGGGCGATCCAAAGATAACCTATAATTTTGTCACTCCTACCGACAATGACGAAGCCGATATAACGTATATGGACCCTACAAACTGGAAGCAAAACGCAATATATGCCGATATTGACAAATCAGACAATTCAGTAAGTGTTTACAACTATCAGAACAGTTTAAACACAGAAAAGGTTGAAGTCCTGGCGGTTACTGATGTGAACAAAGCTCTAAAATTAGGTGTAAGACGTTTGCGTGAAGTGTTATATCAGCGCAAGCAGATTGATTTTGACTGCGAATTTGATGCGTTAAACTGCAATTACGGAAGTCTGATAGCCGTTGCATTACCACAAGATATGAATACATACAACGGCTATGTGACACACTACGATTCACAGACTTACACGATCACAGTGTCAGACAAAGTGCCGGAGGACGTAACAATTATTTACATCAGACGTTATGACGGCTCAATTCAGCAATCATCGTGTACCTACATCAGCGATTATTCAATTCAGTTACTAGCACCGCTTGATTTTGAATGGTCTGACAATCCGCAATACGATTTACCACATTATGCAATCGGAAAAGTGGAAAAATATTGGGTAACATCAATCAAGCCTAGTGATAAAAAGTGTTCTGTTACTGCAATAAACTATGATGCTAGAGTATTTGTGGATGATCAGATTGAGCCACAGGTTTAATTGATTTATAATCATTGTGAATTGTCTTTACATACGCAAAGTCTATGTCTTCTGATGTAGACTTTTTCTTTTTTAATACTTGAAATTAAGTTATAATTATGATATAGAATTTAAAGCGAGAGGTGGAATCATGCAGCAGTTAAACATCATCAGGGGTGACTTCTACCCATACTTAGAAGATTCATGTAATATCCGAATCATAGACAAGACAACTGGACAGATCACAACAGAAGACTTCTCGGACTGTTACGCGGTTCTGCAAATTCAGAAGCTTCAGAAGACATACACATCAGATGTTCTGAATACGAAGATCCTGCCGTTATCTCTCTCAAGAGAAGAGACATCATCGCTGCGCAAGTGCATTGAAGATACTGCCTATCTTGCAATCTACAAGAATGATGGCAGTAAAAAGAAAACAAAGACACTTGCTCTGAAAATTAAAATTGACGATCCGAAGGTGACCGACAATGAGTGATTTAATACTAGACGTGGATATTACAGACAATTCCACAGACACGGACATTCAGTTGACTGCTGGACAAGTTGACACACAAATCTACACTCCGGGGGTCGGTAGTAACGACTACAATGAATTGATCAACAAACCGAAAATCAACGGCATAGAACTCATTGGAGACAAGACTCCGGAAGAACTCGACATCATGCCTTTAACAAATGCAGAAATTGATGAATTTATGAACTCATAGGAGACAAAAATGACTACTAAATATTTGGACGGAACAGGTTTACGTTATTTCAGAGACACATATGTTTTAACCACAACTCAAGTAAATGCACTCATCCAAACTGCATTTGCTCAATACAAACAGGATGTATTTACTGTAGTATCTGCCTTGCCACAGACCGGACAACAAGAGGGTATTATGTATTTAGTGCCTAGCTCTAATGATCCTACTAAATTAGATGGTTATATTTGGGAAATTGTGGATGATACAACTACTCCGCCTACTTATGGTTGGAAACAACCAGTTGTAGGACAGGGTCAAATAGACCTTAGTAATTATTATACTAAGACTGAAGTTGATACTCTGCTGGCAGATAAAGCAAGTTCTACCCATGTACATGGTAACATCACAAATGATGGTAAATTAGCTACTGCAAGTAGAGTTGTAGTGACTGATGCTAGCGGAAATATTGATACAGCAAGTGTAACTAGCACAGAATTAGGTTACGTTTCCGGTGTTACAAGTTCAATTCAAACACAGTTAAATTCAAAGCATGATGATACTAATCATGTTGCTTTAACTAATACTGAAATTGATACTTTAATGGCTTAATACTATGACAAAATATGTAAATAATAACGGTGTCAGTGAGATGTGGCTAAACATTAAAAATTGGGTCACATCTCAATTACTTGGTAAACAAGATACTCTAGTTAGTGGCTCAAACATCAAAACTGTTAATAATCAATCTTTGTTAGGAAGTGGAAATGTTAGTTTTACACCGCCTACATTTACTTATGATAGCAGTACTGAAACACTAACAGTAAGTAATACAACCGCAACAGTATTTAACTATGATGCACAAACAGAAACATTGGAGATTCAAGTAAATGGCTAATATTTCACATTTTACACAGACAGTAAATGGGGTATCAACAACTTATGATATACATGACGCTAATGCTGTCCCTAGAAGCGGTGGGGCGGTGCTGAGGGGAAATGCATTTTCAAGAACCGTTGATAATGCAGAATTATCATTAGAGGGTGGTACAGCATGGGACAAGGGTGCTAGAATTTTTCTTGCTGGAAAAGACAGAGCAGGTAAACCGGGTTCACTTGCACTTATACCACACGATGGTTCAAGTTCGTTTCTTATGTGGCTTTGTCCTGACGGCACGTGGACATGGACCGGTCAAGCCGTTCAACTCGTTTCAGACCAACGCTTAAAACAGCAAATAGCCGAAATTGACGATAAACTGTTAGAGGCATGGGAAGATGTAAACCTAGTTCAATTCAAATACAATGATGCTGTAGACACAAAAGGCAAAGACAAGGCTAGACTGCACACAGGGTACGTTGTTCAGCAAATTGATTCAGCTTGTAAATCCCACGGTGTAGATGTTTCAGCGTATGGTTTATACTGCCATGAAGAATATCCGCAAGAAACAGAGGAAGTAGAAGTTGAACAAGCAGACGGTACAAAGACCAAAGAAAAGAAAGTTATTCGTGAAGCAAGTGAGCATTACAGCTTACGTTATACCGAAGCCTTAATCGTTGAATGTGCTTATTTACGTAAGAAGCTAAAGGAACTGACAGCGAGAATTGAGCAGTTAGAAAGTAGCAAATAGAGTAGCAAATTGATTTCAAGTGTCTTGCTATAAACAGGTTGAAATCCTGTGCGTTCCCTCGTGGGATGTGAAGTTAAATTGTCTTGCAAGACACTTACTCAAGTGAGGAAATAAAAGGTAAATAAATGATTAAACCAAACATTTTAATGCTATATCTAGCAGTTGGTATATTCGGTATTAGTGCGATTTTTTATTCAGCTATTAAGCATGAAAATTACACTATTGAACAGTCTGATAATTTAGAAAAGGTATGTTTAAAAGCCTATAAAACTGATTTGAAGAATGACAATGAGATTAAAGAATTGTGCAAGGGTGTTAAGGTTAGGATAGAGAATTTAAGTAACTAAAACACATAAAAAGAAAAACCGCTATATTTCACAATATTGCGGTTTTTAGTGCCAAAAAAATATGAGGATTTTATAATGATAATTGTATATTTAAACAAATGGGGGATACTATTTAATCGTTCTCTTTTTCAATCAATAATAAATACTGTATCTGTTTTGTTTAATAAAAATTACCCTGTTCCATAAGGAACATTATGTATGTTACTAGAAACGTGTTATAATTTCAAGAAAAAAAAAGGATAAAAAAATGAAACTTTGTGATTGTGAGAGCGAAGTCGGTCACTTCGAACCGGGAATTTATCAATATAAGAATAAGAAATTTAGAGGGTGGTTAGTTCGTTTTGATGTCAAAAATTATCATGTAGATAAATCATACGTTCATAATGGGACAATAATTGACGATTTTGAACAAATAAACTCTGACTATGTGAATCTCATGGCTATGATTCAGAGTGACGACTGGGAGATGAAGAATTGACTGTTAAAGAATACATTGATTGTATAGCAAGAAAAGAGTTTGAAATCTATCATCTGTATGTTCATGATGTACTTGACAAACTCATCGGCAGGATTGACATTAAACTCATCTGCAAGGGGCACACTCACTATCACAACCATGTGTTTGATGAAAACAAGGTTTTTAAATCTGAAATTAAGAAGATCCTCAAAGGTGGTTTTCTGCGGTTTGAGTACCACATAAGGATTAATGTATGATGAATCCTTATATGGTACTTGCAGTCGTGATTATTGGTGTCACAATTTACGGAACAGGCTATTATCAAGGGCGCGAGTCTATGCTTGTGAAACTTGACAGACAGAGACTTGACAATGCAAACAATCTGATTGAAGTGGAGCGCAGAGCACAGACTAAGCAGAATGAAATTGTCGCAGAATATTTAAAGCAGATCAAAGACATGGAGAGCGAGAATGAGAAAATTAAAGCGAGTGCTATTCGCGATACTGTTGTCGTTAAGCGTAACTGCATGTCAGACAGTAAAGCAAGTGCCGGAGTGTCCACAGCGACCGGAGCTAAGTCCGATCTTAGATGCTACACAGAAGCCGAGCTTCAGTCAAAGATTGAGAGAAGTGTGGCTATTACCCGAGAATGCGACCAGCTTGCAGTGAGATACAACGCACTGTTAAAGACTTGTAAAGAGTGGTAAAATTAAGTCATACTATGACAGAGAGGTGCAGATGTTTAACTATTCAGATATACAGAATGCCACAGTTTTTGAAAAAGACGGCAAGTGGTATTCGGATAACAGTTTTGTCAATGCAGTGATTGGTATTGAATCAGCGCATAATTCAATGGCTTATAATAAATCCGGTGCCAAAGGTCTTTTTCAGTTTGTGCCATCAACTGCACGTCAGTACG